ACATACACAATGGAGACACCCGAGGCACAGCGTATCCGCCCACTCACGGACATCCCCGACGCCCCACGGCGTTCCAAGTTTCGGCGTCGCCTCGTCATGGACGACGATGCGTACGTGTGCGTGCAGTTCGCGGAGACGAAAGTGTACCGGTCGGGACACGTGGAGTACACGAGTGGTCGTCGAGTTTTTAAACGACACCTCGAAGTCGGTGTGTACGACGATTTACACACGATGTCCTTAGATTTTTTGAATTGTGAATTACTCTATGACCTCGAAAACGTGGGATATGCCCTCAGAGTAGCAAAATACGACGACGACATGACGTTTCATCAACTCGTTTTAATTAAAATTACATAGTGTGTTTTTTACAATATCCATGACAACTCGCCTTAAAGCGACACGGCTGCCCCGACTTGGTCTCGCCTTGACACAACTTCGCGTGCTTGGGGGCGTTCGACGTCTGCTTCTTTTGGTTGACGACGAGTATCGAGCGTTTCGCGCGCGCCTCTTTCATCTCTCGCGCCTTCACGTTGTAGCGCCATATGGAGTTCGCCACCGTCACGCACACCGTCTCGTCCCGTCCCGATGTTTGTGCATCTTTATATAAGACTTGCCAAGAATGATCGCGGACGACCTTCATGGCTGTGGCTACATAATGAGCGACCCATGTTTTTAACGGCGTTTACGTGGAATGGGTATTGGTGAACTCCGACCCACGTTCGTCTTCTTCGAACGCATGGGCGACGACACCGGCGACACGGGGGGCACGACGTACGCGATGTGTTGCAAAAGTTGTCGCAGCAAGTTTTTGTTCAGCACGCCGTTCAAGTACAACTCGGCGATGTGTCGTCTCTGCGACTTCGCCTTGGACGGGTACGCGAACGCGGCGCGGTCGATGACTTTCATCGCCTCTTTCTTATTCTTGGTGTTGATGCGGTCTTTAAGAGTGTTCGTTAACCAACGCATCGTGTATTGCTTTTAGGGTATATTTTTTTATGCATCCGCGATGGACGACAGGTACAGGTCCACGTCTCCCTTGAATTGAGGACACTTCTCTATGGTCTTCTGGGTCACCTCGTGTTGCACCGCGAGCACGCGTTCTCTGAACACCTTGAGGTCGATGCCCGTGGCGTCTTGAATCTCTTGCGGCGACGCGATGTCCCCTGCGGCGTTGAGATAGGCCATGGCGTGGTTCGCGTGGACGACGCCGTGCATGGGGGACCCATCCTGTTGCGCCATCGTCGCGTACTTTGCCGACCTTTTCATGAGCGTGTCCACGGTCTTCGCGCGCCCTCGCTTCGTGTTTTGCGAAACCATACACGCGGTGCATAGGACGACGAGGAGGTACAAGTACATTTTCGTCTAAAATACCCCCAGTTTTTTTTCATGACGTCATCGGTGCAGCCATGAACACCGCCATAACCCAATGTCGCAGATTTGAGCACGGCGATTTCTATGCATTCATAGAAAAACAGAGACCCGAATTACTTCCACACTACGAACTGTTGTACGTACTCAAGACCGTGGGACCCATCGATGGGTGGAAATCGCGCCTGCACCCACTTCAATACGAATCACTCGCGAAACACGGGACGTTCGTGTTGGCCTACGCCTACGTCGTGCGCGTGCACGACACCCTCGCGTTCGTGGAGTGGTTCGAGACTCGGGTGCACGGACACGGGTTCGCCACCTTTCTCCGACGAAAGCTTCGTCGCGAGTTCGGGGACGTGCTTCCTCGAAAGATTTTAGCGGACATGCGTGGATATTGGAGGAAAGAATTAGGATTTGACCACGAAGACGTGGACCCACGGGAACACATGCATTTCATGTGCGGGGAGGACGCTCGATTGGTGAACTGGTCTGGATTAGTCAATTAAAAAATATTACCATTTCTTTACTAAAAATGGCGTTCGAACACAACTCCTTGAAAAACCTTTTCCTCATCGACACGTACTGCAATGGCCTGTTCCACCGGGTCATGGAGCGCGACGCGGACGTGCCGAAGTTTGAAAACCGCATCCTTCGCAAGGCGTGGAAAAACCGCGAGATGGACCTCGAACACGACTTGAACGACATCTTCAGCATCATCGAATTCGACGAGTGGGACGTCGGGGTCAGGACCGAGAGGAACATCCTGCTCTACACGGGCGTCTCTCGCGACTTTCAGAAAAAGTACGGCGACTTCCACAAGGAGAGTGGCGTCGCGTTCTGTTCGGACGACGACCCGGACGACGTCATGATGAGCCTCGACCTCGGTGGTGAAGGCGTCACCATGCACGTCGACGTGTGTCCAACCCTTGGTGAGGAGTATCCACGCGTTCTCCGAGAATTGGTGCGCAAGATTCCAGACGACATGGACGCGTCGTGTCGTTACGTACTCGTCGTGGACGAGTGCACGGTGGAATCGTGTTGTTGGGAGGACCTCGTGGACATTTTCGATTCCCACGAGATTGCGCTCGTCTCTTTTAAGGAAATCCTGAGTTAGTAGTGTAATGTTCATCGACTGGAAATACACATGTTTCGTGTGCGACCACCCTATTCAACCACGCATCTGCACCGACACTGCGCACGAATTCCTGGCGTATTATCACTACCGACACATGTATAACCCCATCCCATTGTATATGAATCTGATGTACTATAAATTCATGGACAAACGCGTGCGCAGAGTATGTTTTTATTGTTTTCAGAATTATAAAAAACCAAATTTCAAAGCCCTGCGTGATAGGGAAACTGGACGTTCTCGTATACCACCATATATTTCGCAAAGCATCCCCCGTGATGTGTTGGTCAAATGGATTCAAGACATGGAAACCTTCATGTACCCCCCACAATCCGGCGCACCATGACGGAGACGATCCAAAAACTCACACACATCGAACACATTCTCAAGCGCCCCGACAGCTACGTCGGCCCCGTCGACGTGACGCGCGAACCGTACTGGATCATCGAGGGCCACGCGTTCGTGAAAAAGTCCGTGCAGTACAGTCCGGCGTTGTTGAAGATTTTCGACGAAATCCTGGTCAACGCCATCGACCGCAACAGCCTGTATCCCAAAGGCGTGAGCTCGATCCTCGTCGACGTCGACAAAGATGTCGGCTCGGTCACCATATCGAACAACGGCCCCCTCGGTGGCATCGCCGTGAGAGAGCACGCCACCGAAGGCGTGTGGAACCCAGAATTGACGTTTGGCCACCTCCTCACGAGCACGAACTACGACGACGCGCAGAAACGGATCGTGGGTGGGAGGAACGGGTACGGTGCCAAGCTGGCAAACATATATTCAACAAAGTTTGAGATTGTCATTAAAGATGGTGAGAACAAACTCACGTATACTCAAAGTTGGAGTCATAATATGACACAGTGCACCCCCCCAAAGATTAAAAAATTTGCAGGTGCCACCTCGGTGGTGAGCATAACCTTCATACCGGATTGGAAACGCTTTAAGATGCATGGGATGACGAACGACGTCTATGAAATATTTAAAAAAAGGGTGTGGGATTGCAACGTGTGCACGTCATCAAACTGCAAAGTCAAGTTCCAAGGCGAACCCCTGGGTAAGATGTCCTTTGAAAAGTACGCGGCGATGTACACCAACACGGACGCCATCGTGAGCACCACCTCCGACCGTTGGTCCGTGTGCATCGCCCCCTCACAGGATGGCTTCGAACACGTGTCCTTCGTGAACGGCATATGCACCACGAAGGGTGGCACGCACGTGGACCACGCGACGTCGCAAATCGTCGCCGCCATAGGCACCAAGTTCAACTTGAAACCGCAACAAGTTCGAAACACCTTCTTCATCTTCGTCAAGGCTACGCTGGAGAACCCGACGTTTTCGTCGCAGGTCAAGTCCGAGTGCACGTCCAAAGTGTCCGACTTTGGCAGTCGTTTCGAACCACCACCGACGTTCGTGAAGGCGGCGCTCCGTTCGGGGATTCAGGATGAACTCCAGACGCTGTCCAAGTACAAAGAGATGCAACAGTTGAAGAAGACGGACGCGGGTGTGAAAAAGTCAAAAATATCGGGGATACCCAAGTTGGACGACGCCAACAAAGCCGGGACGGCGCAGTCGCATCGATGCACGCTCATCGTGACCGAAGGGGATTCGGCCAAGACGTTGGCGGTCGCTGGGCTCTCCGTGGTCGGTCGGGATTACTACGGCGTGTTCCCACTCCGTGGCAAATGCAAGAACGTGCGCGATGCGTCGGTGAAGACACTCACGGAAAACAAAGAGTTCTCAGACCTCAAGAAAATCCTCGGATTGCAACAAGGCAAAGAGTACGCGGACACCAGAGACCTTCGCTATGGACGTCTGCTCATCATGACCGACGCCGATAACGACGGTTCGCACATCAAAGGACTCCTTCTGAACATGTTTCATTACTTTTGGCCCTCCCTCCTCGGGTTGAACTTTGTGGAGAGCATGGTGACCCCCATCATCAAGGTGAGCAAGGCGAAGGAGACCATCAGTTTCTACACCGACCACGCGTTTCGTCAGTGGTACGCGAACAATCACTACGGTGGGTGGAAAATTAAATATTACAAAGGTCTCGGGACGTCGACGTCCCAAGAGGCGAGGGAATATTTCAAAAACATCCAACAATTGGTGGTGAAATTCGACGTGGACGCGATGACCGACGCCTCCATGACGCTCGCGTTTGACAAGAAGAAGGCGGACGAACGCAAAACCTGGCTCCTGTCCACGTCCGTGAAGAACCCCACCGAACTTGAAATCCCGTACGGCCAGGTCGAGCGCATCACCATCAGCGATTTCGTGCACAAAGACCTCGTGAACTTCAGCATGGCTGACCTCAAACGGTCCATCGCCCACGTCGTGGATGGCTTGAAACCGTCGCAACGCAAAGTGCTCTACGCGTGTTTCCACAAAAACTTAAAGGAGGAGATGAAAGTGGCACAACTCGCGGCGTACGTCGCGGACAAGAGTGCGTACCACCACGGGGAAGTGTCCCTGGCCGACACCATCGTCAAGTTGGCGAACGACTACGTGGGGTCGAACAACATAAACCTTCTCGCCCCGTGTGGGCAGTTCGGCACGCGTCTCATGGGTGGTAAAGATGCCTCGCAGACGAGGTACATTTTCACAAAGTTGGCCCCGGAGACTCGACACCTGTTTCACCCCCTGGATGAACCCGTGCTCACGCGCGTCGAAGACGACGGTCGACCCATCGAACCCGAGTTTTACGCACCAATCATACCCATGGTCCTGGTGAACGGCACGGAAGGCATCGGCACGGGGTTCAGTTGTTCGGTGCCACCGTTCAACCCCAAAGACATCGTGAAGAACATCGAACGCATTCTCGCGGGCCAACCCGTCGTGTCCATGACCCCGTACTACAGGGGATTCAAGGGCACCATCGCGCACGACGGAGCGTCGTGGTTCGCCGAAGGCATCTGGAAAGACGGCGTGGTCGTGGAACTCCCCCCTGGACGATGGACTCAAGATTTCAAAGAATACCTGGACGAACTCGTGGATAAAAAAGTCATCTCGGGATACACCAACAAGAGCACCATCGAGGACGTGCACTTCATCATCAGTGGCTACGCGGGCACGGACCCCGTGAAGGATTTCAAACTTCGCAAAGTCATTCACACGTCAAACATGCACTTGTTCCACCCGGTGAGGGGCATCCATCGCTACGACACCCCCGAGGAGATTCTCTCGGACTTTGTGTCCGTGCGCATGAACTACTACGTCAAACGCAAAGAACACCTCTTGAAAGAGTACGAAAGCCGCGCGCGCGTGTGCACTCACAAAGCCTTGTTCGTCAAGATGGTGGTCGAAGGCCAGCTTCGCGTGTTCAAGCGCAAGAGGGGTGAACTCGAACAAGAAATGTTGCACACGTTCCCCATGATTGATGGCAAGTTTGACTACCTCCTGAACATTCGCACCTATCAGTACACGCACGAAGCCGTGGAAGAGTTGATGCGCGACGCCGCACAGGCTACGCGGGACCTCGAGGCGTTGAAAAAAATCGCACACGTCCAGATGTGGCAGAACGACCTCAAAAAATTGTACGCGTAAAGTAAGCATGGGCGAAGCTGCGCACGTCGCACTCAGCGCCATCGGTAAACAGGACACGTACCTGCTTTCAAAAGACCCAGAACAGAGTTTTTTTAATTACAACACCCAACAACACGCTGATTTTCGCAAGTTTCATAGGAACCGAAACATCGTCGCCCCATCGAACCGACAAGCCACGTGGCCGTTCGGGGAAACGATCAAAGTGGAGTACGACCCACGCACGAACATGGGGGACTATCTGTCGAACATGTACGTGAGCCTGACCCTTCCCGCGCTCGAGGCGGGTGGCAACTACGCCGACCAGGTGGGGCGACACATCTTTGAGTACGTGAAGATGTACGTGGACGAGATGGAGGTTGAAACGTTTTGGGGAGATTGGGGCATCATTCACGACGAGATGTACACCGAGATGTCGGAAAAAGTGGCGAACCGCTTCCTCCTGAACCGTTCGCTCGCCTTCGACACGTCGGACAGCGCGAACAACTTTGCCGAGTACGCGTCCGATGTGGTGGTGCCGTTGAACTTTTTCTTTTCTCGCAAGTACGCCGCGGACGAGTACGAGACGAACCAACCTAATCGTCCGTATTTCCCCGCGTGCGCCTGTCACCGTCAGAAGATTGTGTTTGAATTTAAATTCCATCCACAGACGTTCTTCGCGAACACCGCGCAGACCCTGACGTTGTCCGAGTTCGACATCGTGACCGAGGAGATCACCACCACGCCGGAGGAGCGTCTGTACGTCATGAACCAGAGGGGTCTGTGGGTGACCGACGTCGTGAAGAAGCACCCGGTGGCGACGACCGAACTAAACACCACGGTCATCAAGAACCAACTCGTGCCAAACATTCCAGTGAAGACGTTGCACTGGTTCTTCCGCAACACAAAGTTCGAGAACTCTGGTGTGGTGAAAGAGACCGGGGAGACCGAGGAAGGGAATTTTTACATACACAACCGGTTCAACTTTAGCTCGAACGTGAACTTCGACCAGTTGAACACGTTCTTCGACCCGGTCATGGACAAGGCGCGATTCTTCATTCAAGGTAACCAGTTGCCGAACATGACGTCCTCGGACCACACGTACTTTAAGTATTACGTACCGTTTGAAAAAAGGTTGTCGCGCCCGATTAGAAACATTTACTCGTATGCATTTTCAATGCACCCAGTGAATGTTCAACCGTCGGGGAGTTTAGATTTCAGTCAGTTGGCGTCGAACAGGACGATCATCGAGTGCGACCTTTTACCGACCGTGGAGACGTATAGTTTACACATGTATTACACTGGCTACGAAACCTTCAATTTCGAGAATGGGTTCATGTCTCGTGCTTATTCGCCATGAGCGCGTCTCTGTGCGCGTGCATAAACGTGATGACGTCATTCTTTATACACCACTTGATGAAATTCAACTGCGCCACGGTCGTCTGAATTTCCTCATCTGTTCCAGGAATGGCGTACGAAATCTTCTCCGCGCGACAGAAGGGGTCGAACAACTTTTTACTATAGCCCAAGAGCGAACTCTTGTACGCGGTGTGGACGGTGAAGACTTTGCCGTCGTCCGTCTTGTACGAGGTGTGATTTTTCTTGGCGTAGTTCGTGATGAACCACTCCAAGTTTCGAAGGGAGATTCCTGATTTTTTGTTCAATACGTTCACGAGTGTAGCTTTATTCTTTTCGTCGTTGTAAAATGCATTGATGGATGATAGTAGAATATCTGATTTACTCATTGTTATTGAATAATATACTGTTTAAATCTATAAGCTTCTTTCGGTCTAATTCTAAGCACGCGGGGCAATTGTCTTGATACAGCACGTCCATGCCATGGATGTGCGACGTCGACATGTCGATGGCCACGGGTTGCAACTTCTCTCGTTGATACAGGTGCATCGTGCAGTACCCATGGTGCGTCCCTCGACGCGTGCACCGCACCCCATCCTTCTTCACCCCCTTACATCTCGTCCTGTCCGTGAACGCGGGCACATCGCGAAGCAGCAGGTCCTTTGATATGTTGTGATGCGTCGCGATGTGGTTGATGTATCCGTCGAGTTTTTCGTTGTATTCCAAAGTGACCGCGTCGAGCTGCGACCGCACGCGTCGCTCGACCTCATCCTCCATCATTTTTGAAATCCTCTGACTGAGGTCGTCCATCGTCTGTGATTTTAGAGAGCTCGAAATTTTTAAATAATTGTGTGATTGTGGTCTTTTGCTTCGCAGGGGCCCTCTTCTTCTTTGGGGGTTTATTCTTCTCAATTATTTCCCCAAAAATAGTTTGCTTTGGTTCTGGAACTAGGGGTTCGAGAAGGTCGCATACGGGGTTTAAAAACTTATTTAAGAAGTAATAGTGGTAATCCACGGGAATGTCGTGTTCTTCCACGTACTGTGGGTCCTCAGCCTTTTCGAACGCCCGCGCCCTGTGGTCGTCCGTCTTCGTCAAGAGGTAAGGCACGCGGTCGCCACTCTGCGGTTCTGAACCGGGCTTTCTCTGGCGCATCTTGTTATGCACCTGGACGTGTCCCATGGAGATGTCCCAACTTCGGTCGATGTCTTTGATGGACACGGGGGTGCCCTTGACTTT